TAAAGATATTAAATGAAATAGATGCTATAAACCCTAAAGTATTAGAGGGTATAGATAAACAAACTGTAAGTAACGAGGAATTAAAAAAAGCTATATCATCTTCTAATGAAGAAATGATTAAAAATATTATTTTACAAGAAGAGTTAGAAAAAGTAAGAGATAAAACTCAAGACGTAGCTGGAGATATAAGAAAATTAGAAGAGAAAAACCTAGAAATAGCGGAGTTATTTAATAGAAAAAAACTAGAAAGTCAAGAACTATTAATTAAATCTTCTGAAGAAGCAACAGAAAAAGAAAAATCTTTAGCTAGAGAAAGAATAAAAATTTTAGAAAATGAAAAACTAACTAATGAACAAAGAATAGAAGCTCTTGAGAAATTAGACGGAGAAAGATTAGCTTTTCTTAGGGCGCAAGTAGGTATATCTAATTTATTAAATATAAAATTAAAAGAATCTCAAGAAGAATTAAATGATGTTACTAGTAAATCTGAGAAATTAAGAGAGAGATTAGGGATAACAACTAAAGAAAACAATGAAGTAGAAGAAGAGTCTATTGATTTAACTAAGCTTAGTGTTGAAGAGTTAGAGAAATTAAACTCTGCTGCTGCTAGGCTAGAGATTGCTAGAAGAAAAGCTGCTAAAGGTGGTGGAAAAGATTTAGAAAGTATTAACGAGGAGTTTAAAAAATTAGGTTTAACACAAGAGGACATACAGAAAGCATTAACAGAAACTCTATCAGAAGTAACTGATGAGATGGATGAAATCGAAATAGGTTTCTCTAATGCTTACGATGCTAAAAAGAAAGAGGTTGAGGATTTTACTCAGCTTTATGCTGCTGAAGCTGAAGCAATGGGTAAAATTGATGATGAAGCAAATGAAAAGAAAGTACAATCTTTTGTTAATAATCTTAATAAAAAGAAAGATTTATCAAAACAAGAGAAAGAGTTTCAAAAACAAGTTAATGCTGAATTATACGACTTAGGAGAACAAGCAGCAAATGCTTTAGTAGAAGTTAGAAATAGAAAAGTAGAAAGAGAAAAAACTCTAGAGATAGACGCTTTAAACGCTCAAGTAGAAAATGGGTTAATAACTCAAGAAGAGTTTGAAAAGAAAAGAGAAGCTATAGAAAGAAAGGCTTTTCAAAAGCAAAAAAGACTAGAATTAGCTCAAGTTGCTATTAGTTTAGCTAGAGAGATTGCATCTATTAATGCTAATGCTGCTGCTAACCCATTAAATACAGTGACAGCTGGTACTGCTGGTCTTGCTCAAGCTAGAATATTAACTGGTATTGCTGTTGCTAGGTCTGCTATTCAAGCTGGTATAATCGCTTCTCAATCATTTGCAGAAGGAGGATTTACGGGTAGTGGTTTTGGTAGTCCTGATGCTAGTGGGTTTAAACAAGCTGGAGTAGTGCATGAAGGCGAATATGTAGTACCTAAAAATGTGTTAGAAACTAATAGAGGTGGCGCTTTAGTTGGTGCTTTAGAATCAATGAGATTAAATAGACCTCAACCGTATATTAATACAGGTTTTGCTAATGGTGGGTTTACTTCTTCTATGTCTGTTGATATGGTTGATATGGAAAACAGAATAGCAATGGCTGTAACTAAGTCTATTGGTGCTATTCAAGTAGTAAACAACGCTACTGATACAATAAGTGAAGCTTCAAAGGTTAGTAATATCGTTAGTGATGCTACCTTTGGATAATTTAGTATATTTGCCTTATGTGGTTAGCTAGAATATTTGGTAGGGTTAAAAACTATGATAGTAACATAGTAAGCCGTTTAAAACAAGATAAGCGTAAAAAGATATGTCAGGGCTGTAGTTATTATAGCCCTCATTTCAAAGCTCTGTTTAAAACTATTAGTAACGTTCCGCAATGTAGAAAGTGTAAATGTTCTATTTTTGACAAAATTATTTGGGAGAATGAAAAATGTCCTAAGAATAAATGGTAATGAGCATAGACGAAAAACTAGAATTATTAACCATAGATGAACGTGAATTAATCTATGATGCTGTAATGAAAACTTACGGTAAAATGTTACCAGACGGCACAAGCTTAGAAATACTATACAACTATTTTAAGACGATTGTAGAACCAAACTTTAACGCAAGATGTGGAAAATGCAGAAAGAGAGTAACAGCTTACTGGTATCAGAGGCTGAAGAGTTGGAAGATGCTCTAACTAAAACACTTTACTCTTATGTTGAAAAGGCTATTGATGTTCCCCATGCTATTAATATCTTAATAGAAAACGGGTTAATTAATCAAGAGTTAATTAGAAACATATCAATTTGTAACGATTTTGATATTATGTATAAAACACCTATTAAAACAATGGATATTTATTACAATCTATCAGTAAAGTACGATTTAGGTGTAGATTCAATTAGAAAGATCATAAGAGAAAGATAATTTTATTATATTTGTAATCTCTTGTTATTTTTCAAGGTGTTTTGTGAGAGTGTTACATTTTAGAGGGTTTGCGCCCTCTTTTTTTTGTTAATGCCATTAACATTATGTTAAATAGAAATTTTTTAATGTTGTATCATGAATTGGTACACAATAGAAAATAGTATTGAGAACAAGCTTAAAATATCCATTGATGAGGAGATTGGTAGCTATGGTATTTCTGCTAAGTCTTTTATTGAAGAGGTACAAAGTTCTAACTCAAGAAAGGTAGAGTTATCTATTAATAGTTATGGAGGATCAGTATTTGATGCTTTAGCTATTTATGACTTCCTAAAAAATTCAAAGTACGATGTTTCAGTTAAAATAGAAGGAGTTGCTGCGTCTGCTGCTACTATTATCGCTTTAGCTGGAAAAGAAAAGCCTAAAATGACGGCTAACTCTTTCTTTATGATTCACAACGCATGGATGCCTGTAGTATCTATGGAGGGAATGGATTCTAATGATATTAGAGAATATACTAAAGAATTAGAAAGTCAAGCGGATTTAATGGATAAGATTAACGATAAACTAGCTAAGATTTATTCTAGTGTTACTGGTTTAGGTGTTGATGAAGTTAAATCTATGATGGATAAAGATACTTGGATGGATGCTGAGGAGGCTTTAGAGTTAGGTTTTGTTGCTGAGGTGTTAGGTGCTGTTAAAGTTGCTGCATTTGCTCAACCTAAAGACTTAGAGAAAAAGGGATATAAAAATATTCCGTCTAATTACGTAAATCAATTAAATAGTTTAGATATGTCTGAAACAAAAAAGGAAACTCTTTTAGAAGAGTTAAAAGCTTGGGTTTCTGAAACTTTTACAAATAAAAAAGAAGAAGTAGAAGTAAAAGAAGAGCCTAAAGCGGAAGAAATCAACGCTGAGGAGTTAAAAGCTGAGTTAATGGCTGAAATCTCTGCAAGTGTTGAAGCAGATAAAGAAGCTTTAAAAGCTGAATTGGCTGCGAAAGATGCAGAATTAAAGGCGAAAGTTGAAGAGTTTGAAGCTAAGGCTAAAGAACTTGAAAAAGCTAACGCTAAGAGAGAAGAAGTACCTGCTAGAGAAGATGAGGAAGGTGTTAAAGCATCTGCTGAAATCAAAGACGAATTAGGTGCTATTATTAAGAATGTTTGGAAAAAATCAGGATTCATTAAATAAATAAATAGTTAAAAAAAGATGGCAAATTTTATTACACAATCGTTTAACGTAACTTACTCTGGTACTGATATTACTAATGAGTTATTTTACGCACCTCAAGAAGGGTCTGATGACTTAATGGGGATTAGAAAATTACCTAACGTAAAGGTAAAAACTAACTTATACTTACCTGCGACTTTAACAAAGATCGTAAGAGCTTACTCTACTTGTGGTTTCTCTGCAACTGGTGGAGCTATTGACGTATCAGATAAGACGTTAGAAGTTAAGAAAATGAAAGTTAACCTCGAGCAATGTGGTGACACTTTCTATGGTACTGTATTTGAAGAGTTCTACGGTGCTGGTACTGATATTGATAACTTAGAAGATACTATTATCGGAGATATCGCTAGAAGAAAAGTATTAGAAGGTATTGCTGATGATAACGGTCGTATCGCTTGGTTTGGTGCTACTTCTGGTGCTTCTGCTGATTACTCTCAAATGGATGGATTCATTCAGTTGTTTATCGCTGGTTCTGCTACTTTAGATAAGTATGTTGAAATGACTGCTATTTCTAACGTTGAAGATACTAACGGTGTTTTAGTTGCTGATGGTGCTTATGAGCTTTTAAAATATGCTTATGAAAATCAATCTCAAGTATTGAGAAAAATGCCTAACTCATCTAAGTCGTTTAGAGTTACTTCTACAATCGTAGATAACTTAATCACTACTTATGAGCAATTAGGTACAGGAAACGAGTTAGGACTTTCTATGTTGATTAACGGTGCTGGTGAGCCTCAATTAAAATTCAGAGGTATTCCAGTTGTTGAAGTTAGAGGATGGGATACAGCTTTAGCTGATTCAGACAACCCTAATACTACTACTGGTATTGATATAGGTGCTAACTTAATGGTTTATACTGTAAATGATAACTTAGTAATCGGTACTGATGTATCTGATCCACAAGCTGAGTTAAAGTTTAGAAGTAACGATGATGATGATGAGTTGCTAAAAATCATTGCTAAGTACAAAATGGGTGCTCAGTTCATTCATGGAGAATTAGTGGGAATGTATTGGTAAAAATTAAGCCCTCTTTCGGGAGGGCATTTTTTTAAATTAAAAATATTTTAAAATGGCAGAAATTAGTACAGATATTCTTTTCGGTTGTGCTGACGAGAATAGAAGAGGAGGTATCAAGCGTATCTTCATTACAAATAAAGACGATATTACTAGCTTTACTGCTTCAACTGTTTCAACTGAACACGCATATACTGCTGTAACTTTAGCAGCTACTGATGACGTTTGGTATGAGATTGAAGGAGAGTTAGAAACTAAAACTTACACTTCTGAGGGAAGTAGAGAAAATGGTTCTATTGCTTATGAAACTACTTTAGAGGTATTTTGCCCTAAGATGGAGAAAACAAAAGCACAAGGAATCAACGCTTATGTTCAATCATGTGGGTTAGTTGTAATTTTTGAAACTTACAACAAACAAACTACTGAAAACAAAGCTTTTGTATTAGGTTTTGATGAGATTATGGGCGTTGATGCTCACGTTGATGCT